CCAGACGCTCCTTTTGCAAGATAGAATATGCCAGCAAACTCCTGTGCCGTTGGTCCCATTGCAGGCATTGGTATCCAGTAAGTGGGATACATCCACGGATCGCTTTTTGCGTATTCGCTGTACAGTTTGTTCACGGTCATTATTCCTTGGAGAGGGTGGATCTCCGAGGTTCCCACATAACCGCCATTTGATCTGTTCATTGAAAACTTCATCCAGTCACCGTCCATCCTTTTGCAGTTGCTATGGAGCGATCACAGGCAGCAGCGCCCCAGTTGTTCGTTATATTTATGGTGCAAGTTCCCTGACTCGTCACCCCTCCAAGACCAGTGAATATTCTGTTCAGTTCTGTTGGAGACAACACGCATCCGCTGCTTGCAGAGCCTGTAAAATTGAGGCTTTTTCTTACATTTTCCATTGTTGCTCTGCGTATGTCAGGACACGCGTTGAATGTGTTAAACAGAGGACCAGTGAATGAAAGAGTGGACCCACTCAAGTTGTTTGGAAACTTGAATCCATCTGGCAGATGGGTGAGTGCTGTGCAATTGTTGAACATGGTATTAAAAGTAGCGGATGTGCTGGAAAAACTGTAGGCAGGCACACTAATGAGATTAAGGCAACCGTCGTACATGGAAGAAAAGGCTGTTCCAGAAAGAGTTATGCCTCCGGTTGGTGTCCTTACTCGCGGAGCGTATCTGAGGTTGGAGCAACTGGCGAACAGGTTTTGCAGGTTCACCGTGACAGCACAGGTTATGCCTTCCACTTCGGTGAGTGTGAAGCACGAATTGAACAGGTTTGTTCCTACAGTGCAGTTGGGTGCATTGATGTGACCAACCCTTTCAAGACTGTCACAGTTTTGGAATGTGCTGGAAAGTGTTGTGGCAGCGTTGAATTGCCACGGTGGAAACTCACGAATACACCTCTGCCGCAGAAAGCAAGAGGACCAGTCGGTAATGAGTGCGGTGTTCCACATGGGGAGATTGCTCAATATTCCGCCAGGAGCCACAGAAGGCATAGGTGTGTCGCCAATTCCCACAGATTCTGTAAATCCCTGTTGCATATTTGTGACTTTGCTTGTCACGATGGGAGGGGCTTTTACTAGTCCTTTTGCATCACCTGCCCAATACTGAAGAGTAAGGAGCGCAGGGGTCTTCAGCAGAGGGAGCGAGCGGATGTTGATTGCACCACTGATAAAGTGGCGGAAGTCTGTCTGTCGTTCAGTCCAGTTCGTTCCCGTGATCCGCTCCACACCAGTGCAAGCGTGGAGGAATCCTGGAACATTTCCGAATCCCGTGAGACTGGTCATGTGCCCGATCATGTTCACTCTTTGCAGGAGGAAATGGCGGGTGCTGTTGTTGCCCGTGAAAGACGATCCGCCTATGATTACGCTTGAGAGGTTTGGTCCAGACATTGCCACATCAAGCCATTGGGTGGTTGACTTGAAATCTATGGTTGCTACCCCTGCTTGGGAGAAAGCCCTGTTCAGATTCACGGTTGTAAGAGTCTGTCCAGTCTGTGGATACGCTTGAATCACCACCTGACGGTATCCATCAGGTGTGAGTGTGGAAGCAGGCACATCCACCCAGTTGTATTGCCGCTGTGCATCGGTATTGGAGGTGTGTGCGGTGGTGACACCGTTGGGGTTTGCTGGTGTGGTTATTCCCCAATCAACAATGTAGTTTCCCGAACAACGGAAAGACACAAAGTTGGAGTCAGCGGTGGAACCTGTGTTGCCAGATGCACCTTGAAATATAGCCACAAGCCCCACAAATCTCTGCGTTCCCTCTGCGGGAACAGGAAGCGGCAGCCAGTAGGAAGGACGATTCCAGTCCTGAACCTCTCGCTCCACCAGATGGCATTTGTTTGGAGTAATAACACCGTATCCGTCCGTGTATCGGAGTGGATACCGTGCGCCTCCAACATATCCATTGTTCATTCGGCTGTTTCGTCTTCTCATATAAACCAATGCCTCGCCACGCTTGTGCCTGTAACCGCACCAGTCAATCCATTAAAACTTGTCACTCCATCTCCTCCTCCACCTCCTCCCGATGCTGCAATGGTGATGCCGCCAGCAACAGAAGAAGTAATAGTCACATTGGAACCTGCATTAAGAGTGATTCCACCAGAAATACCATTGAGAACTGTCACTACCCCGTTGGTGAGTGCCACCGTTCCAGTTTGGTTGGGAAAGATAATTGTTTTGTTGCTCGTTGCGGTATTTGGTGCGGATAGCGTAGTGGTGAATGCGTTGTTTGCATTTCCAAAAATTATGTCTGATGGCTCTGTTATCTCTGAGTCGGATCGTGTTCCTAGATACAGATTTCCACCAGATATTTGAACCTGACCGGTTCCACTATCCGAGTTTTGTATCACTACTTTAGGAACAGTTCCACCAACTCCAATTCCGACTTGCTGTGGTTCAAAGATTAATTGACCGTATGGGTTGAACCACAGGGTTCTTGCAGTGGTTGATGTTCCAGAAAGAACCGTGAGTGTGGCACCAGGACTGACAATGGTGCTGACAGCCAAAGATGAATTGAAAGTGGCACCGCTGCCCACATAGAGGAATCCTGCATTGGTTATTCCTGCACTTGAGGAGTTTACGGTAAGAGTCTGTGAAGATTGCAATCCAGCAACACTCATGCAGATTCCACCAGCAAAAGATTGGGTGGCAGTGAATGTATTTGTTACCGCAGCACACACGCCACCAACAGCACCAGTCAATCCATTGAAAGACTGAACGCCGATGTTGGTGATTGTGACCGTACCAGTGTTTGCGTTTACGCTGATACCTGTGCCAGCAACGGCTCGGGTGACACCAGCATTGGTGATTGTGACTGAACCGGTGGCACCCGACACGGAAATTCCGTCACCTGCCACCGCAGCGGAGACACCTTGCACCGAACCAGTCCTACCATTGAACGAGGTGACCGTATCTGCAACAATTTCGTTTTGGACAAATGCGGTAGTGGCAATCTGTGTGGTATTGGTACCAACGGCAGCAGTTGTTGATGCGGGAGTTCCTGTGAAGGTCGGAGATGCCAACAATGCATAACTTGCTGCTGCTACTCCCCCAAGTTGGGTAGAGTTGGTTGCGGTTGTGGCGGTGGTTGCGTTTCCGCTCAGAGGACCGCTGAAACCTGTTGCAGATGACTGTAGACCTGTGAATGTGTTGGCACCAAGTGATGCACCCGTCACCGCACCTGTTGCGCCGTTGAATGAATGAACTCCGGTGTTCTGCACAACAACTGCGCCAGTGGTGGGAGAAACAGATATCCCATTTCCTGAACCAGACACAGAAGAAACTGCTCCGCCTCCGCCACCACCAACAAGATTCGTGCCTACACTTGCACTGACACCAGACAGATCAATGTAAACACCGCGATTGGTTCCACCACTTTCAAAGATACGCAATCTGTTTTGGTAAACATCAATTGCTACACCACCAGTCAAACTGGTGTTTGTGGCAGGCAAACCAAAATCTATTTGACCACCCTCGTCACCACCAACCGTCAGCATTCGGAGGTTTTGGGCATTCAATTGAACAGAGAAAGTTCCGCCGTTTGCGCTTACGCCAGAATTGAATGATTGTAGTGCGGTGAATGTGTTGGCTTGAGCGGCACAAACACCACCAACGGCACCGGTCAAACCATTGAAAGATGCCACAAAGTTTCGCCGTGCATATTCGTATACCGCGTTCTGTGTGGGAACTCGGTTTTGTGAAGCAGCAGAACCTGCACCCATGTCCACGCCACCGGTTATTTCTCCGCCCATCCATCGCACCGCTGCGGTGTTTCCAATAAAGAGTCTGCTGGTAGCGGTATCAAAAGCAGGCTCACCAACGGTCAGACCGGTGGGAGTTGTGGTTCCTCTTTTGAATTGTATCTGTGTTGGCAACGGCGGCTCTCCTGACTAGTATTTAGTAGGTGGAGCCATCAAGTACGGGTGCGTCTTTTTTCCGCTTCTTGCCCTCGGCGGCTTCCAATTTTGCAATTCGTGCGGCTAGTTCGTTTGCTTGCTTCAGGAGGGCTTCCTTTTCCTGTTCAAGCAGGATGGTCTTTGCTTCAAGCATGATGTTCTGCGACAGCAGTTCGGCAACGCGCTTATTCAGCAGGGGGATAAGAATGGTTTCATTTGGATTACTCATGGATATAGTCCTTTCACTATTGGATCAAAATCAAGTATACGAACCACCGTCTATGGCAGTAATGGTGACTGCTCCGCTAGTCACGGTGAAGTTAAACGAATCAAAACTGGCTAGACCCTTCACGGATGATGTGGCATTCTGTATTCTGTATTTACCGCTTGAGATTGTTGATACGCCGTTACCGCTAGCATCGGCAATCAGGAGTTCTCCCCATGCAAAAAGTCCTGCGCCATCTGCTTGAATCAAGTGTCCTTGTGTATTGCTTACTGCAAGTTTGGATAGAGCCGATCCTGCGGCAGCAGCATACAGTATGTCGCCCTTTGCATACGAACTGAATCCCGTGCCTCCATATGTTGCGCCAACCACGGTTCCTTGCCACACACCTGTAGAAATGGTTCCAACCTTTGTGAGGTTGGAGTTTACAATATTTGTCCCAAGGCTTGCACCATCAATGACTACCGTTCCATTGATGTAGTAGGCAGGATTTACGGACTTGGTAAGGTTTATGTCTTGGTTGAAGTTCCATGCAGCAGCAAGAGTGGTGCCTGATGTGGTGTTTGACCAAACAATGGTCTTGTCTGTTGCGCCCTTCAGGGAGATTCCACCGCCATCAGCCGTGGTGTCTGTGGGAGAGGTGACGCTTCCCAACTCAATGTTCTTGTCATCAACCGAGATGGTTGTGGAGTTTATGGTGGTTGTGGTGCCGTTGACCACAAAGTTTCCTGCCACCGTGAGGGTGGCACCCACATACAGATTGGAGTCAAATGTAGAACCGCCGTATGCCTGAATGCTGGTAGTGTTCAGGCTGCTGCTTGTGATTCCCTGTGTGGCTGTGAGTAGACGGGAGAACGATGCGGTGGCTCCGTTGAGGGTGCCGGATACAGTGACTCCTGCGGCAAATCGTGCAACTCCACCAACATCAAGCGTTGACTCTAGAGTGGTTCCACCAACGACATCAAGAATTCCACCAATATCAACTCTTCCTCCAAGCGTTGCTCCACCGTTTACCTGTAGTGTTCCACCGAAGGTAGAGCCGATGGACGAATACAGATAAGATGTGGTGATTCCTTGGCTTGCAGTCAACAGTCTGCTAAATGTGGCAGTCGCTCCGTCTACGGTGCCAGAGAATGTTACTCCGCCGCTGAATGTGTTTGTGCCTGTGAATGTGTTGTTGAGCGGCAGGATGTTTGTTCCTGTGCCCATCTGAAATTCTGTTGTCCATCCGCTGTTCGCTGTGGTGCCAATCAAGGCATAGTATGCAGACACTCCGCTCACATACACCATCATGCCGCGAGTACGGCGACGGTCAAAGATGTTGTTCAGATCAGCAGTGGTTCCAACGGTTCGCAGACCACCAAGCCCGTGGGCGGTGTCAAACAGGGGAAAAGTCTGTGTGTCCGTGAAAGGACTTATCTGACTGTTGATTCTTACATTTGTGCTTGGAAAGTCTGCCATGTTAGTTTTTCCCTATCATTCAGAATAGATGGAAATTGATGTAATGTCTGTTGGTTCTGCTGAACGATACACTTTGTAATTTGCGGCAAATCCTGAAGCATTTGTTACTGAAAGGGTTGCTCCCAGAGGAGCGCCACCGTTTCCTGTCATTCCAAAACCAAATCCATCCTTTGATTCTTTCCAAGACGATATTGTGTTGTAGTAATCATGCACAAGAATGTACAAATACTGAAGTCCTCCTCCGCTTGCTTGGCTCGGAGTAAATGTCAGAGTTGTTCCGCTTGTGTTTGCAAACGAAAGAGCAGCATTGGTGCTTGTAATCATTCTGGCACTTTGACCCATTCCAGTGCTCACCAACTGTGATCTGTTTGTGATTGATGTTCCACTGGTGTATCCGAAATATATGTTTGAATACCAGTTTGTTGTTCCAAAACTGTAGGTTGCAGTTGCACCAGTGCTAATATTTGATGGAATTGAAGAACCACCCGCTGCCTGATACGCAGTCCACTGGCTAGCCCTGGCGGTTACAGAGAAAGAACTGCCGATTGTGTAGCCGCGAATTTCTGGCAAAGATCCCACTCTGTTGCTTGTTGGACCGAATGAAGTGGCTCCCATCACGGTGCCAGACGCTATTCCGCCTCCACCCGTGTAGACCACAGACATTCCGAGCGAGTCAATATTGCTAGAATTTGACACATTCCAAGAGAAAGTATACAGTCCCAAATCAGCAGCAGTCTCTCCTAGTTCTAGGTTTCTTGTGTCGTATTGGGGAGCAATGGTCGCTGATATAAAAGACACATTCTGATAGGAAAACAAGAGGCTTTCAAGAATATCAAACACGGTTTTGCCTGCCAGATTTGTTCCGTTTGCGATTCCGCCAACCGATCCTGCGTTTGTTGGGGTTGCCGATCCCCATGTGGCACCCGAAACCAAAAGAGCGCCGGTAGAACCACCGAAAATGGCAACCACAGATTTCTTCCAGTCTCCACTCAACCCGAGAGTGCGAACACCGTTGTTTGTGACAGTGATGCTGCCTGACGCAGACGAAACCCCAATATTTGAACCACCTAGAAGATTCAGTGTTCCTGTCAGGGAGTTCAGGCTAGCCACACCAGAGGTGTTTGTAGCCACATAATCCGTAACATAGTTCTTTACCGCTGCAAGACTGGGAATCTGTAGTGTAAGCCCTGCCGCAATGTCTGAAGACAGACCGCTGATACGGGCACCAATCCACGCTGCCGTTACTCCTGCGCCCCGACCGATGTGAAGCGTCTGATCGGTAGTGTTGAACGCTGGCTCGCCAAGCGTGAGTCCCGAAGCCGCTGTTGGAGCCGCCGTTCCACGGCGTATAATGATTGTTGTTGGCATGAGTGCTTCCTGTATTCAAATATTAGCAGTCTATTCCCTTTATTATTTATGCGCCGCGCAACAGTCCGTCTATGGTCAGGTAATTTCTAAAACAGAAACAAAGGCATGGATGTATCCTGTTGCTCCGGCGGTGCAGCGCAGAGTGTTGCCTGTTTCCAACACAATAGGCGCGTCAAGTGCTTGCAGGGTGGACGAAAACGGCACTGCTGCTCCAGTGATGAGTGAGTATCCTGTAGAGCCTTTCACGGCTTCCAGTGTGGCAGTGGTGTTGTTGACACCGTTCACATTGCTCAACATGACACCGTTCACGATGGTGGTGGTTGAGGCTGGCGTGGTGTAGATGGTGGTTGCAGCAGTGGTGCCGAGAATGGTTCCGAAACTCTTGTAGGTGTCTGGCATGATGTCTCCTTAGTTAAGCAAATCTTCTCACTGGATGCGATGGCGGTGGTATAAGAGGGAGGTACTGTTTTTGTGCTTCGTACAATTCAGTGGTGGTTCGTAAATTGGTGTGCCATCGAGAATCCTTCACTCCACCACTTGCATCGAAAATGTTCCCACTATTTTTAAGTATTTCTGGTTCTGGCGGCGGCTCTATACTTATATGCGGACCCATGTGGTCTACAGCCACCCCCGTGTTTTCCACAAAACAGGTTACGCCTTGAACTTGAACATAATGCCCAAGTCCTGCACCCACAAGACGAGACTCCATCTCTTCTTTGGTATCAGTTCTCAAATAATAATCGTAGTAATTATACAAGTTATACACGGGTAATGTCTCTCATTTCCTGTGCTGTGAGTTCCCGAGGATAGAATCGAACTTTACGAATAATTCCATCGTAAAAATTAGAGTATCCACTTGTGAGTCCCGTGCTGCGAGAGCCAATGGTGATCCATTGTGCTGCGTCTATGTTGAAATCACTTGTGGCAATTCCTGATGCGGTTCCTCCGTTCAGGACTATTTGAACACTTGAACTTGCACCGCTTACTCCTCTTACTGAGAACGCAACACGATTTAGTCCAGTGACTCCACCAGGCGCAGTGGTGGAGCCTCCAGTCCACCGAAGTGCCACTGTTGTTCCACTTGGAACATGATCCACGCAGATAAATCGTCCATTTACATTGTCCGTGGCAATAATGGTATTTTGCGTAATGTTTGTTCCGCTTGCTAACCCGTCCCTGCGATAGTATTCCACAAAGAAAGTACCAGGAAACTGCAACCAAGAGGTCACGCCAGAAATGTACACCTGATCGGCTTTTCGTGTTGAAACTGCGCCAGAAGGATTTATAACATATCCTGGAGGTTGATAAATTTCACCAATCGGATCGTAGTTTCCTGTCCGTATGTAAGATGTTGGATAGTACGCACCTAGTTCACTTTGGAATCCCCACAACAGCATTCCTGTCTGACCAGGTGTGCTTGCCGTGTATCCGTTGTAAACGGGACCATACGGATTGGGAGTTTCGTTGTTTGAAGGATAGGCACCAATATTTGGTGTTATGATGCCTATTCTTGAAAACGAACACCGCCACCACCCATTCCCGTAATTTTCTATCCACGCAGAACATACACCCGCTTGTGATATAATAGTTCCGCTTATTATGTTGTATCGGACATTAAAGGCATTGTTTCCAGCATCACCGATTTGCAGACGGGTGGGTGCGGTGCCGCCTTCCACCGTGACCCCGTAGACTTTTGCAAATATAGACATAACTCCGTGAGTGGCACCTGATTTTGTAATATATGGGTTACCGTGATAGCACATTTTCTGTCCAGCAGAACCCGGTACATATAAATCAGCAGTAGGAAATCCATCGGGAGCGCAGGCTCCCGCAAAATCAATGATGGACCATCCTCCGGTTGCACTTTGGGTGGCAGTCCACCCGCGTGTCCATTCAGGATTGAAGAAAATCCACGGTCCTCCGTAGATGTGGAATGTCTCGCTGTTACCGTTGCCCCAGTTTGAAGTTGTATGATTGGTGCTTTGGCGTTCCACCAAAAGACCAAGAGTCACGCCAGAGGTACGCCCGTATTCAATACGAAGAGCACCTGAGTTTGATCGTAGAGTCCCTGTGCTGTCCGTATATGAACCCAATGACATACGATCAATATTTACTTTGCTATAGTATGATCCCGTGGTGAAATCGTATTCCACGAACCGTCCTTGGTTCATTGCGTCAAGGTATTCTGCACGGGGGCGGAATATACCATCGTTGCCAACACGCTTGTCTACGCCGATGAATCCACGATTGAGAGAATTGTTCCTGTTTACTGCCATAGTGTCCTCACATGAACCAGCCTCTGGCGTTGCTCTTGGTTTCCAGAGCGACGGTTCCGCTTTCGTTTGGAAGGGTTATGGTCTTGTCGCTCCCTGATGGATTAGCCGTTAGTGTGGTGTAACGAATCGGAAAAGAGGTTCCAGTGAATTCCAAAGCGACTGGTGTGTAATCTTCTCCATTAGCAGATTTTGTCCCGAGAACCAGATCAGAGCCATTGACAGTGACTGAACCGTCAGCATTTCCAGTTCCAGCATTCAAAAGCAACTCTGCATAGGTGCCTAGTCCAATTCCTCCACTAGGATTAGACGAATACAGACCAATGTTTCCAGAAGCATAAACATTTAAAGGGCAATTTCCAGCAAAACCAGAGGTTGTTCCTGTGTATACATTAAAAATAGAGTTGTTCAACAGATTCAGCGGTCCCCCGCGAACGGTGAGTGGAGCGCCGCTTGCAGAGCCAAGCGTGGTTCCGCGATCCACGATCAAGCCTCCAGCATTGTCTATGTTGGATGATACTCTGGTCTGCCGCAATCCGTATTCAAAAACCACTCCTTGTGGTGCGCCAAATGTGGTTCCTCCTCCGTTTACATACAGTCCACCACTATTGATGGTCTGCAAGCCATTGAATGTGTTCGCACCAAGCGATGCACCCGTGACCGCACCAGTGGCTCCGTTGAATGACAGGACACCACTATTCGTGATTGTAACCGTACCAGTATTTGCATTTACGCTGATGCCAGTTCCCGCAACCGCTCGGGTGACACCAGCATTGGTGATGGTAACGGAACCAGTGGCACCTGAAACAGTTATGCCGTCACCGGCAACAGCAGCAGAGACACCTTGAACTGAACCAGTGCGCCCGTTGAAAGCAGTGACTGTATCAGCAACTATTTCATTCTGAACGAAAGCAGTAGTAGCAATCTGTGTTGTATTGGTTCCAACAGCAGCAGTGGTTGATGCAGGAGTTCCGGTGAAGGTTGGAGATGCTAGCAGTGCATAACTGGCAGCAGCAACACCACCCAATTGAGAAGCATTGGTTGCACTTGTGGCATTTCCAGTCAATGGACCGCTAAAGCCCGTAGCCGATGTCTGTAGACCTGTGAAGGTGTTTGCTGATCCTAGTTGTGCCCACCCACTGGCAGCGGTATTTCCTAGAGCAGACGAATTGGAAGCAGTTCCCGTCAACGAAGCAGTAATAGTACCAGCAGAGAAGTTTCCGCTGGCATCACGGAATACTATTGTGGAAGCAGTGTTTGCATTGGTTGCGTTTGATGTAACAGTGAATGTAGCGGCACTGGATTGATTGGCAGTAAATGTCTGAGTACCAGAAATTCCGTTGCCGCTGGTGTTCATCGTCAGGGTTCCATTGTTCACCGTTGGAACAGTCGCATTTATTGTGACTGCACCCGTTCCGCCTGTGGGGGAGATGGTGACATTGGAACCAGCGACGATTGAACCCACACCTGATATAGCACCAGTGCTGCCGTTGAATGACTGCACACCATTATTTGTTACTGTTACAGCACCTGTGCTTGCATTGACTCCAATACCAGTTCCTGCTGCAAGACTGGTGACACCGCTATTGGTTATGGTAACCGTACCAGTGTTTGCGTTTACACTGATGCCAGTGCCAGCAACCGCTCGGGTGACACCAGCATTGGTGATGGTTACAGAACCAGTGGCACCTGATACGGTTATGCCGTCACCAGCAACGGCAGCAGAAACACCCTGTACCGCACCCGTGCGACCGTTGAATGAGGTTACGGTGTCGGCAATAATCTCGTTCTGAACAAATGCGGTGGTAGCAATCTGTGTGGTATTGGTGCCAACGGCGGCAGTGGTTGATGCAGGAGTCCCCGTAAAGGTTGGGGATGCTAGCAATGCATAGTTGGCAGCAGCAACACCACCCAATTGGGTGGAATTGGTTGCGGTGGTGGCAGTGGTTGCGTTTCCAGTCAACGGACCACTAAAACCTGTAGCCGATGTCTGTAGACCAGTGAATGTATTTGCTGCCGCGAGTTGTGCCCATCCACTAGCAGCAGTATTTCCCAAAGCAGACGCATTTGATGCGGTTCCAGTCAGTGCAGCAGTAATAGTTCCTGCGGAGAAGTTGCCACTGGCATTGCGGAACACAATGGTGGAAGCGGTGTTTGCATCAGTGGCATTGGATGCCACTGTGAATGTAGCGGCACTGGATTGATTTGCGGTGAATGTTTGAGTACCAGAAATCCCGTTGCCACTGGTGTTCATCGTCAGGGTTCCATTGTTCACCGTTGGAACCGTTGCGTTGATGGTAACAGCACCCGTGCCACCTGTGGGTGAGATGGTGACATTTGAACCAGCGACGATTGAGCCTACGCCAGTGATTGCACCAGTGCTGCCGTTGAAAGACTGAACTCCATTGTTGGTGACAGTAACAGCACCAGTGCTTGCATTTACGCCGACGCCGGTTCCTGCTGCAAGACTAGTGACACCGCTATTGGTTATGGTAACCGTACCAGTATTTGCGTTTACACTGATGCCCGTGCCAGCAACGGCTCGGGTGACACCAGCATTGGTGATGGTTACAGAACCAGTGGCACCTGATACGGTTATGCCGTCACCTGCCACTGCTGCCGATACACCTTGTACCGAACCAGTGCGTCCATTGAACGCGGTTACGGTGTCGGCAACAATCTCGTTCTGAACGAAAGCAGTGGTGGCAATCTGTGTGGTGTTGGTTCCAACAGCAGCGGTGGTTGATGCAGGAGTTCCCGTAAAGGTTGGTGATGCAAGGAGTGCCCAAGAAGCGGCGGCTGTTCCACCCAATTGGGTGGAATTGGTTGCGGTGGCTGCGTTACCTGTGATGCTGATGCCCCAAGTGCCGCTAGCGCCTCCGCCAGTGGTTCCTGCCTTGTTCGCAAGAGAATTGGTTATGGTTGTGGAGAAGTTTGCGTCGTTTCCTAGAGCAGCAGCCAGTTCATTCAGTGTGTCTAGTGCAGCGGGCGCAGCATTCACCAAATTTGTAATTTCAGTTCTAACAAATTGAGTGGTGGCAACCTGTGTGGTATTGGTTCCTGATGTGGCAGTAGGTGCTGTGGGTGTTCCTGTGAGGCTTGGAGACACCAAAGTAATTCCAGCAGCAGCAGAAATGCCGCCAGTAAAGGTTTGCAGAGCAGTGAATGTATTCGCTGTTCCTGTTCCGACTGCACCGATTTCACCAAGAGTCCATGAAACATCTGCGCTGCCGTTCACTGACTTTCCAGTGGAACCAATGGTTATGGTTCTGCTCGTTCCCCAGTTCGCTGTGGTAATGTCGGCGGAACCATTGAAAGCGGTTCCGTTGATGTTTCTAGCGGTCTGTAGGGTGGTTGCAGTGGTGGCATTTCCTGTTACAGCACCTGTAATAGGACCACTGAATCCAGTTGCTGATGTCTGTAGACCCGTGAAGGTGTTTGCACCTAGAGATGCACCCGTGACCGCACCGGCGTTCCCGTTGAACGACAGGACACCAGTATTTGAAATGGTCACAGAACCAGTTGCAGCCGATACTGAAATTCCACTGCCTGCCACTGCTGCCGATACACCTTGTACAGAACCAGTGCGACCATTGAAAGCGGTCACTGTGTCAGCAACAATTTCATTCTGAACGAAAGCAGTAGTTGCTATTTGTGTGGTATTGGTTCCAACAGCAGCAGTGGTTGATGCAGGAGTCCCCGTAAAGGTTGGTGATGCTAGCAGTGCGTAACTAGCAGCAGCAACCCCACCCAATTGTGTGGAATTGGTTGCGGTTGTGGCATTTCCTGTGAGAGGACCACTGAAACCCGTAGCCGATGTTTGTAGACCTGTAAATGTATTCGCGCCAAGAGATGCACCCGTCACTGCACCAGTGGCTCCGTTGAAGGACTGAACACCTATGTTCGTGACGGTCACGGCACCAGTTCCCGCACTGACGGCAACACCCGTTCCTGCGGCAAGACTTGTGACACCACTGTTTGTGATAGTAACTGTACCAGTGTTAGCCGAAACGGAAATTCCTGTGCCAGCAACCGCTCGGGTGACACCCGCATTTGTAATAGTTACTGCGCCAGTAGCACCAGAAACGCTTATGCCGTCGCCTGCTACCGCTGCTGATACTCCCTGAACTGAACCAGTTCTACCATTGAACGAGGTGACCGTATCCGCAACAATTTCGTTTTGAACAAATGCAGTAGTGGCAATCTGTGTGGTGTTGGTTCCAACGGCGGCAGTGGTTGATGCAGGGGTTCCCGTGAAAGTGGGAGATGCCAGTAGTGCGTAACTGGCGGCGGCAACGCCTCCCAACTGAGTTGAGTTGGTTGCTGTAGTGGCAGTGGTTGCGTTTCCAGTAAGAGGACCGCTGAAACCAGTAGCCGATGTCTGTAGACCTGTGAATGTATTTGCACCAAGGGATGCGCCTGTGACTGCACCTGTTCTTCCATTGAAAGATGTAACTATGCCATCAGATACTATTGCAGTTTTTAGATTTGTAAACGAAATGAATCCACTGGTCAGTCCAGGATCTGATCCACACGCTCCTTGAAAGCCATTGAGATTAAATTGTGGAAGTGCTGAAGTTGCATCTCCAGCACCAAATCCTGTTGGTGGTCCTTCTGTGTTTATTTCCGTGTACAATGCAACCTTCAGGGCAGGAAGGTTTGCAAGGTACATTGAATTGGGCGTTCCGCTCTGTTGAAATGCAATCCAGTCTTCCGGACCTATCTTTTTCGACGGCATCGTTGAGCCACCGAACAGGTAATTTAGATTGATGTGAAATGTGTTTCCCGCCGGAGACATGGGGAATGTTATTCCAAGACCGGCAGACAATCCAACTGTGCCGGTTTTTCCGTTTACAGATGAAACAAGAGTGGTAATTCGTGTTCCGTTTAGGGTGATTCCTGAAGTAGAGATGCCGAGTGGAGTATTAACATATGCATTTCCAAATTGCACATAAGGACTTGTCAGAGCATCAATAGAGTCAACTCCAATGTTTGCGTAGAAAAACGCACTAGTGTCAAATTGTGCTTGACCAGAAACGAGAATACTTTCATTGAAAGTTGCCGATTCATCGAAATACACAGGCTGAAGGAAGGCTGCTCTTCCGGTGAATGTGTTTCCAGCACCAAGACCAACCAACTCAAGGGTGTTAGCAGTGCTGCCAATGAACATTCGATTCTGAACAAGGTTGACAGCCAATTCACCTGTAGTAAGACCAGATGCTCCATCAAATGTGGGAATTCCACCTGCTCCATTGGTGCTGTATTTGATCTTGATTTTTGCCATAGTGTATCAGTATTTAGCGACAGATTAGTAGACCTGTCCGTCCAAATGAGGCTCTTCACGCTTTTTGCGCTTGGACTGTGATTCTATTTTGGATTGCAGTTCTTCTATTTGCTTGTGTAGAAAAGCATTCCGTTCCCGTTCTATGAACAGGTTTGCTTCAAGGATCAGATTCTGATTTGTAAGTTCTCTAAACTTGTTTTGTAAAAAAGGAATGACAACAGTTTCATTGTAATTAGGTTCACTCATGGGGATTCTCCTTTAGATCAAGACCAGACACCACCGTCTATGGTGGCTTCAATTTGTGTGCAACTCAAAATATTTGTATTCGCATTAAATGTTATTCCAGAAGCCTTGTCAATCCACAGGTCTAGTGCGTCACCAGCATCAGCCACAAAAGTAAGGAACATTTCTCCATTAGTGGTGTTTCTGTCCTGAACTTTAACTTTGTTTGCCGTTCCTACGGTGAGTCCCGTTGGAGAAGTAAAAACAGGAACTCCAGAAGCATTGGCAAGCAGAATTTGTCCATTCGTACCAGCAGCGGTTGCAGTAAGACTAGTGGCTGTCTTATAAATTACTCCATTTGTTGCAACCCCACTTATGTCTGCTCCTGCACCACCGTAAGCAAGACCAATCGCGGTTGCGTTCCATGTTCCGTTGGTAACGGTTCCCACGGATGCCAGGCTTGATCCAACAACTCCACTTCCAAGGAATGTTGATGCAAGAGCAGTGGCTCCATTTATTCTGTATGCATAACCAGAATCTAAATTGAAGTGCTGATTGCTTGTCCAAGCACCACCATTATCGTTTTTCCACAGGAGTGTTTTCTGTGTAGGATTTCCTGTTGTGTTTACTGCAATACCTGACCCATCCATTGCAGAATCAGTACCGGTAGAGCCACCTCCAATTCCGTTGTTTCCAAGTTCAAAAATCTTGTCGTCTATCTGAACATTGGTTGAATTTATTGTGGTCTGTGTTCCGTTTACAAACAGGTTTCCACTGACAGTAAGAGTAGCACCTATGGTAGCATTTCCAACTGTATCAAAAGTGGTGTTTCCTGCACTGCCAATAATAGTCAGTGTTTCGTTAACAGCAACTTTACCGTTGAAAGTAATTCCGCCAGCAGCAGACAGTCCTGCGGTGAGGGTTTGCAGACCAGTGAATGTGTTTGCACCAAGAGATGCGCCTGTGGCATTTAGTGTGATTGCTGCCGATCCATTGTAGGGACCACCTGATAGGAGGTGACCAGCAGACAGGTTTGCAAGGTCACTGCCCAGTGCAATACCAGAAATGGTTGAATTGGCTAGTTTGGTATTCGCTATTGAACCAGTGGGAATTGTGGTGGTCAGAGTGACATTTGCAGTACCATCAAAGTTGACTGCTGGAGCCGTAATATCACCAGAAAGCGAGAACCCTCTGGGTGTATTTAGAGCGGTTGCAGTAGAAGCATTTCCTGTCAGGCTGCCAGTGAATGTAGCGGCACGAACCGCGCCTGCAAAATCAACTGCTCGTTCAAATGTGGTTCCCACACGAACATACATTACTCCCTGTGTTCCGCCTGGCAGAACTCCTCCGCTCGGACCAATCAGCACATTCCCATTGAAACCGGCATTGGTCAGAACAGCAAAGGAAATTCCCTGACCAAGAGATGTGCCAGCAGGAATATTTGCTAGTGGATATGTTACTCCACCCAAAGTTCCAAATATGTTTTCTGTATGCAATCGTGCGTAACTGGCACCCGAAATACCTGCAAGATTCCACGAATCGTTTGCAATTCCGTTTAGATTGCCAGTAAATGTGGTGGCAGTTACAGATCCACCAAATGTGGCATTTCCATTAAGAGACAACCCATTCATTCCATAGACAAGACCCGCAAATGTGGCACCATTAGACACCCACAGATTAGATGTGGTGATTCCTTGCAGTGCGTTCACAAGTCTGGTGAATGTCGCACCAGCAGCGGATATTCCCGTGACAAACTCTGATCCTGTTGCTGAACCAGACGCAAACTCTACGAGATCACCGTTACCTGTTCCACCACGATACCAATACACATATGCCTGAGTGACACCACCTGGAACTCCTGGTGTGCTGTTTGCAACAATTATTACCTTTTGACCAATGTAACGAACACCGGGAACAATCAAGCCATTTACTAGTGCAACACCAGCGGCGGTTGTTCCAAGCGGATCTTCCCACGGACCCAGATACGCATCTGCTGGTCGTGGAACGAGAACCTTGAAACCCTTTGCGGGTTCATTGTTTGCTTGGAATGCAGAGTATCCTATAGGCATATGTCCTCTTCCTACTTAATCAGGGTGCCGATGTTTCATCCGACCAAATCGTTCCATTGAATGCGACAACTAGGTTTTGATTGCCTCCATAAGCACTACCAAGAGTCATACTGTAAATAACATAACCATGAGCCACGCCTGATACATCATCAGCCTGAGCCAATGATATTTGATTAAACGAGTCGTTTTCTTGAACAGAATTTCCAAATAGAGTTTCATTACCAGCGTCTATATTCACCACTCCTTTGATAGACTGGTTTTTATCATTTAGGGTTAGACCTCGTGGAAGGGCTATGACAAATGTTGAGTATTGCGTTCCTGATGCCATATTAAAGGTTGATCCAGCAACCCCCGCTGCAATCGCGGTACCAGAAGTTGGTCCCAAGAACGAATTTGGAAGACTTCTTACAGCGGCAGAGGTGGTTGGAACGCTTGCTGTTGGTCCATAGAAAATTCTCTTTCGGAACGACACATATGTGTTTGTTCCGTCTGCAAGCATCTGTATACCGTTTCCAGTGTTTGCAGTCAGACCTTCTTTTGCGAAGAATCGGAACATCATTGAGGTAAGACCAGCAGCAGGATTTACGGGATTGTTCACCGTAAATGTTGTTCCTGTTGATCCCACATTTGGAGTAACCAAAACAAAGTTTACTCCGTTTTCAGTATGAGTAGTGCTGTACCAGTTTGTGCCGTTGTTTGGCGAGTACTGCATTCCCACTTCTGCAATATTGTGGTATGTAGTACTCATGTTGGGTCCAACAGCAATGGTCACATTTACACTTGTGCCTGTGTTTCCGCGTTCTCTCCGTCTTCCAATTTCTCCTATATGGACACCCGTGAGGGTGGTTGTCCCCGTAACTCCAGTTGCACTTACTGTTGCGGTGGGATTAGCGAATGTCTGTGGCTGTATTGTGGTGTAGGTAAGTGTAAATCCAGTTGGCTGACCAGAATTGTCCTTGACTGTATATCTGTAGTGGTATGGAGTGGTTATCCACTGCGTGATGTTTGCCGTATGGGTTGCACTTGCGGTGTATCCTCCTCCATTTACGCTCGGAAACTCTGCAAATGGAGCGGATGTATCGTGGAATGGAGATCCGCTGATGGAAGTTGTTGACCACCCACCAGGATTGGCAATAGCGGCGGCAAGACTGGCGGCTTGTTGCCATTCAAGTGTTGATCCATTAGCAGTATATCCTGGAGTGAGCAAGTTATAACTAAAAGTCAATCCGAGAGAGACATTTCCCTGAACTCCATACAAAATTGTGTTTGCCTGTGTATGCGAAGTGAGATGTATTCTCATGGTAATATACTCTACCAACGCGTCCAAAATTACTTCAATTGGACTCTTTCCCGCTGATAGTATTGTTTCTCCTGTCCTAAATCTTCCAAAACTTTTATTATCACTCAGGTTTAGTGTCACATTGGATGTGAAAAGAGTGGCACCAGCAATGGCAGCAGCAAGATCGTATATGCCTTTGACGGTGCTGAGAGTTGCAGCGGCAGTAATGCCTGTGGGACCGCCCTGAATGTTCAGCAGATTTCCGTTTGTGATGCCTGCTCCGACCCATACAGAGCCGCCATCTGCATTTCCAATGTACACTCTGTTTGCAAAAGTGCCACCAGTCTGACCCATGAAAGCAAATTCACCAAAGGTCAATCCGCTTGGGACTGTAGTGGTTGTGGTGCGCTTGATCCTAATAATTGCCATTTTTAGAACTCTCCTCCGTCAAGGGATACATCCGTTATTGGTTCCACAGTACCGTCTAGTGTGAATCCACTGAAGCCTGTCTTGGAAACAATCACACCATCCACGAGCAGTTTTCCTGTGATATTTATATCACCAACCACTCCCAGAGTGCTTGAGAGAGTCACCCCCGAAGGGCTTCCGCTAAAGGTGTTTCCATTAACATTGAAATATTGAGCAGTGAGGGTGTCTGTTACAGTCACATTGTCGGGCAACCCTATGGTGTAGGTGTTGCCGCTGGCTGTGATCTCTATTTCATTTTCCGTTCCAACCAGTGCAGCACCACCCGATGCACCGCTTGCACCTATTACAGTAAAGGTGTACGACTCCCACCCCTCGCCGTTCCACCGCCAGGTCTTGCCGTAGGCAGTGTAGAGTTGATTGGAAACCGGTGAGTTGGGAAAGTTCAGGGGCATTACAGTAGTTCAAACCATCCCAATTCACCCAAGAACGATGTTCCGTCCGTATACGGGGACACCACAAGGGTCACGGTATCGGATGTGCCGCCAATGGTGTGTCCCAACTGGTACGAAAACTCACGCGCACCATCCGATCCGCCCAACTCCATTATCGCATTAGAATCAAAATATCCTGACCGTATAGAAGTTCCGCCGGACACGGATATGGCTCCCCCTGACGGATACGCATACTCCACCGCGCTGTTCGCGCTGTGTGCAGTCCACCCTGCGTTGGTGAGGGTGGCATTGGAGAACAGTTCCCACCGAACCACACGGGGCTGATTTGCATTGAGAGGAATAATTGCAGCAGAAATGTTTGCAGGAATCACGATGGAGTCCAATCGGTCACTCCTCAGCCGTATGGACGCAACATGGTAATACTGCCCTGCGGTGGCAAGATTGACTGGAGCAAGAGTGGTTCCCACATGGAACAGGGGAGATATGGGTTCAAATCCACCCTCTGATATCACGGACGAGCATATGGTCTTCAGAGTGCTGCCACTGCCAGCGGTGTTGCCGTTGAATATCTCTGCCCGTATGGGAAGACACGCGGTAGTCATGTACGGGGTGCTGTACAGGTTGTCATTGTGGAAGGTGTGTGCAATCACTGGCTTGCCGTCGTGGAAGAATCCGCAACGAACATCACCCACACCAAGCCACTCCACATCCATCCAGAAAATGTTGCCCTTTGTTGGGTCAAGGGTTATTCCTGAAGCCCCGCTGCCGTCTAGTTTGTCTCCGTTCCACTGACCCTGATACACGCGCCGCTCTGCGGAAGAACCAGTGACGCTTGAGCGCAGCACGAACGCAAGACTTACTCCCATCAGCCCTGCCTGCTCAAAATATATTCCGTTGTCTTGGTTGTAGAAGCCCACGCGCTGTGTAAGATTGGCTTTTCCAGGATTCATAACAAAGGTGTTCAGCACCAACAGGGACTTGCCTGGCTGATACGCAAAAATTCGTTTGGTCTGACGAATCACGGACGCTCCTGCCGTGGTGCCGATCACCATGTCTACGGAACTCTGATTTGACAGATAGGATGTGGTTCCGCCGTTCACCACAGCAGTATCAAACTTTCCGTTGTCCTTGTATCGGTGCTGCGAATCAAACAGGGTGAACGGCGTGGCTACCTTCAGGCGGTTGAATGCGTCAATCGCACCGTCTTCAAAGCCAACCTTGTTGTTGAACAAGTAACTCATACGATTCTCCACCCGTTTCTGTATATGAAGTGTAGAGCAGCACTATTTATGTTGATTACCGCAGACGATTTGTTGTCTATGAGTTCACCATCCGCTCCCACGATGGTTATTCTCTTGTTCCAGTTTCCGCTATGTCCTGCTTCATCCTTCACGATGATTTCGCGTCCTGTTTCTGGCTCGGAAGGCATCACCACCGTGGTTGGACCGTTGTAACTGATTCCAATATAGTAGTCCAACTGCGTGGCAGAATAAGTCTCGCCCGTGTACCCAACCACCGTATTGATGGTTGGGCTGATGATGCTCGGAACACTGGGCTGAACCCACTGCTGCGAGTTTCCGTCATCAATGTAAATATACTCTTGACCATTTTCCGAGTCCATCCACCGCGAACCAACGGTGACTCCTGCCACCGGAGGAGTTGTCTGATAGAAGAAGTTTGTTCCTCCATCTGCTGTTGCAGTGGATGATATGGTCACCGCACCAGTGGAACCGGATATGGTTATGTTTGATCCTGCGATGAGTTGGCTTACACCAGTGACATCACCAGTTGAACCGTTGAATGTTTTTACATAGTCTCCGCTTATTCCACCAGATGCAGCACCGTTTATATTAACGGTGACCTTTCCTCCCACCTTGGTGTGAGTTACAGTAACTCCTGTGCCAGTAAAGTCAAGAACACGAACATCAGGAGTTACTTTTGTTCCGTTCACATATACAGCCACCTTGCCACCACCGCCAGTGGATGCAAGCCATCCCATGTCTGCTGCGGAAACAGACTTTCCACCAATTATTCGTTTGAGGATTTTTTCTAGTCTCTGCTCGTCAATCTTGATTGACTTCTCGTCTTTGTCGTAGACAAGAGGAAACTCTGCACTTATTACGCCAGATTCTCCTGTGTCGCCACGATCACCCCTTTCGCCTTTTGATCCCTTCGGACCACGCTTGCCAGCAGCACCCGGCTTGCCGTCACTACCGCGCTCACCTCTTTCACCACGCGGACCAACAGGACCAATAGGACCAGCAGGACCGACTGCGCCAGCAACACCATTCTGTCCTTTGTCTCCCTTGTCGCCCTTTTCGCCGCGCTGTCCCCGTTCTCCCCGTTCTCCCTTTTCACCACGATCACCCTTCTGTCCCTTTTCACCCCGCTCACCCCTTTCACCTCGCGGACCAATTTCTCCACGATCACCCTTATCGCCCTTTTCTCCTGTTGATCCGCGCTCTCCCTGCGGACCAGTGGCTCCAATAGCACCAGCAGGACCAGTGGCACCCATCGGTCCCGCATCGCCTTTCGGTCCACGATCACCCTGCACTCCTTGGAAGCCACGGGTTCCGCGTTCCCCCCGCTCTCCCCGTTCACCCTTGACCACAGGGGACGGCAGTGCCTGAACCTGCTCGTTTAATCGCTCAACTTGCTTCTGTAGAACGGATTCTTCGGGTGGGGCAGTCTCTTCCGCCTCCTCCAACACCATCTCAAATGGAGTTTCCACATATTCAAATATGGAATCAATCTGTTTGTCGCCTGCCTCTATCTTCAGAGGCAGACCACGGGGATCGGTGAAGAAGGCTTCACCCACTCCACCCAATTTCAATATATTAGGATCATGGCAGTCTGCTTCATCCAAAAGCATGAATTGATCGCCCACAGAGTACGCGGAACCACGGATTTCGCGCACTAAACGAAACAGCGAACCCGACACGAACTGACCAGTTGAAATGGCGGCAGTTCGGCGTGGCTCTGTGGGCTTGGATGACTTGCGAGGTCTATTCATCGCAAGTATTTAGGCGCGTCAGACAGGCTCTTTGCCCGTCAAAGCCGCCCAAGAATGGGGGAAAAGAGGCTGAATTATTGTGTGTATTCCCTCTGCATACTGGCGGCACTCCCATTGGGCGTGTGGATCGCTCCGCTGCGAGAACACCCGTGCATACGCTGAAAGCGAACCCGTCCACCACCACTCCGTATATGTTCCCTGCGGCAGGACAGCCCGTGCCTGCTCTGGAGCCACGCCCCGCTTCAGGAGTTCGTCGTATGTGAGCAATGCCTCTTTCACAGTCATTTCATAGTGACGGTTCACCGTGTTGTAGTCTTCGTCTATGGGCATGAAGTCTTCCGACCCCTGCTTTGCACCATTGATGGGCTTGCCTCTCCACCGTGGCATATACACAGTTGGGGGATCGCTCACATAACGGCGGCTCACCTCGTTCTCCGTGAATCCCACCTTGTGCTTGAACAGTTGAGTCCGCACAAAGATGGGAGCCTTGATCCGCAGGGTGATCTGTGGATGTGCGAACGGAGTCCAGTGCTTATGTGTAGCGAGATACTTGATGAGTTTGCGATCCCGATCAGACAGTTTCTGCTTTCGGTAGCCTGTCCAATTAGGTTCACTGTCCCAATCGCTCTCCTTGTTGAATGAAACTCGGGCAGCGTTCACCACCGTAAGATCGTTGCCTAGATGGTCAACATACTCAACGAATCCACTATCAAGCACTAGAACATTTTTTGTCATGGCTGATTTTCCTTCTCTAGTTCACTGATCCTTGCACGCAGAGTCTTTATCTCCTCCGCAGAGGCTATAAGCGTTTCCTGTATTTCCTTCCAAAAAGAAAACATCTGAGACATGGACGCAGCCTGAGTGCGTTCAACGATGTCCATGTTTGTGATTCTGTTGTGAAGCAACCTTCCGTTTTCGGTGTTGCAAAATTCATTTATTGGGTTCAATTCATAATGACTCATCGCACTCTCCATTGTGAAAATCGTGCCAGTGCAGTCAATCCGCTGCACGAACACTCGTCAATGATACGCTGAACTTCCTGCGGGGATCGTCCCGCAAGCACCATGTCGTTGATGTCCTTCTCGCCTATGCTGTCGCTCCACACACATACGGAATATCCACCTCGTATGGCTTCTTCGATTTTCTTGGTGATTTCTGAATTGCGTGGCTCATTATCATAAACAATAACGCAATCACGGAACAACTTGACAGCAGAAGCCAGTTCGCAGCCAGCGAGAGCAACGCTATTATCAAGAAATACAGAATCAAGTGGACCCTCAACAACATAAACCCTCTTGGAATAATCCAACCGATCCTCTCCGTAAATGGCTCTGCCGTCCTTGCTGAACTTTACGGTGATGTATCGGATTGAGTTCTTGGAGCCGCTTATGCTGCGTCCTTGCGCTGCAACGAGTTCTCCTGCCTTGTTCACGAATGGGATGACGATACGCTCGTCATTCGGGATGGTGGTGTATGTAGGGTCAATGGCACGAACCCAGTCACCAAACGCATTTGAAAAATAGAACCTGTCCAATTCTTTAATTCCTCTGCCTTCCAAATACAGCCGTGCTGCGTGATCTGGTGGCAGAGTGTCGCACCGAGGAAGTTTGATATTTGCATTTGGCAGGAGTTTGGGTTCTTCGGGCTTTACATAATTGCTCTTCCCGTTCTCACCGTTTCTCCACCGCTCAAGTGCATACTCTTGAGCCATTGCAGGAGCAACAATCTCAAGAAATCTGTAGACCGAGTGCCCTGCTCCGCAGTTGTGGCACTTGAAAAAGTAGTCGTTCTTCTTTGGAAAGAAAAACCCACGCGCCTTGCTCTTGTTCTTCCGCGAGTCTCCGCAGATAGGGCAACGGCAGTTTGCAAGGTTCGGACCCTTCCACTTGAATCGCTCAAGTTGAGCCGACACCATGTTGATGTATTTCTTGTCAATATACGCAGACATTATATCGTCCAGTCGCTTGTGTCTCGCTTGTCGCCAAACTTTGCCTTGAAGTCCTTTGCACCGAACCCTGCTCCGTATCCGTCGTTCTCACCCTTCTCAATGTTGGAGTCCATGAGGTCTTCGGATAGTTCGCTGTCAATATCATAGAACTTCATCTTGGCATAGTTCAAGCCCACGATGAATTTCTTGTTTGCAGTCTTGCCGTTGTAGCGATTCTTCAACTGCTTCACCATGATCTGCCCTGCCTTTTCCAACTCGTCCGTTGTGATGAGGGCAATCATCAGGTCAGCGGTGTGGGGCAAGCCAAACGATTCTGAAGTATCCGTGAGGTCAACATCGGTGGACGAGAAGCCTGCTCGGTTTACCTGTGTGGCACTCACGATGGGCACATCCCGTTCCATTGCCAACCCACGCAACTCCTCTGCAATAGCCTTGATGTATCCGTATGAATTGATGTTGTTGCCGTGCTTGAACCGTGCAGACGAGCAGATATTGATATAGTCCACGAAAATAATGTCAGGCGTGAACTGCTTCTTTAGCCGCAACTCGTCCAACAGGACACGGAAGTGGTTCACATTCGCAAACGAAGTGGGATACTCCTTTACGATGAGTTTTCCGCTTACTCCCCGTGTGCTACCAAGCAGCCGCTTCTCATACATTTCAAGCGGCAGGTCTTGCAGTTCATCCATCGTGATGTCCATGATGTTTGCATCAATTCGCTCTGCAATCCGTTCCTCTGCCATTTCAAGAGTGATATACAGCACATTCTTGTTCTGCATGAGGCAAGCAGCCGCGTGATGGCACATGAACAGGGACTTGCCCACACCTGTGCCTGCCATGATGATGTTCAGAGTCTTGGGCGAGATTCCGCCCTTTGTGATGACATTGAACATCTCAAGATCAAACGGAATCTTCTTCTCCACCCTGTGGTAGAACTCATGCCGCTTCTCGTAGTCCTCAAGGAAATCGTGTCCCACATTGGTGTCAAACGAAACCGCAAGTGCCTTGGACAGGATTTCAGGCAGGGCATGGGGCGTGAGGTTCTTGTCCTTGCCGTCAATAATCTGAATGGACTGCAAGATGGCATTGTAGATCGCTTTGTCCTTGCAGAACTTTTCCGTGGTGTCTGTGAGCCACGCGGTGTCCTGCTGCGGACTCTTGCCCATGTCCACTACAAGAGTCTTGCACTTGGAGAACTCGTCCTCCGTCAGCCCCTTGTTGTCTTCAAGTGCAATAAGCAGGGCATCCTTTGTGGGAATGCCCTTGTACTGATTGACGAAATCCCTGATGGATCGGAACACTGCACGATCCACTCGGTCAAGGAAATACTCCTCCTGCAAGAACGGAATGGTCCGCTTGCAGTATTCGCTGTCGTTAAGCAGCCCCGCCAGTATTGTCTTTTCGGTTTGGCTCATTTAGTCCAAGTTCCTCATCAAGTTCAGCCAGACGATCCATTGCTTCCTGACGCTCTTTGTATTCGGGGGTTTCCCGCAACTGAAGAAAATACTCCAATGCACCATCTGCTGTAGGGGCATTATACATTGCTTCCGAGCGATCATCAATCTCTTTCTGCAACTTCTTGCCGTCTTCTGATGCCTTCCACGCTTCAATCGCAGGATGGTCGCAGGAACATACAAGAGCCTCATGGGAGTTTGGTCCTACGAGCATACCGTCCCACTCAAGGCACCAATGCCACCCTGCTTCAAACTCTTCAGGAGTCAACTTCTCTTCCCAATTGTCCATGAGGAAGATGTATCTCTCTCTACTCATCTCCATTCGATGGCTCCTCCGCTGGCTTTTCGTCTGTGCCGTAGCAAAATTCCTTTCGGACGGCAAGATCAATAGCCTTCAGGACATCTTCCGTGAAATACTTCTCGGGATCGCGGTTGATCTGTGATTCGAAAGCAGTCTTCCCGTTGGGCAACTGAATCTTTGTGGACACCTTTTGGAAAATTCCATACTTGATGGCAATGTCCAAAAGCCCGTAATACTTGTTCAGCCCTGTCTCAAAGTTCAACTGAACATCCACCATCTTGTCCTGCTTCGTCAGTCGGCTCTTGTAAGTCTTGCAATGGATGATGTTGCCAACCACCTCGTTGTCCACCTTGTCCTTCTTCTTGGACAGGTAGATGATGGTGGACGCAGCATACTTCAGACCACTACCGCCGCCCATCTCCTTCGTGGGCACATACGCACCCACCACATCGTAGGTGTGATTCGTCATCAGCAGGGGAATCCGTGCGTGACCCAACTTGATGGTGAGAACGCGGAACGCCGCCTTCGTGACCTGTGCGCGAGTCATGTCGCGGGTGGTCTTGCCCTCTGCGGTATCGTTCATCTCCTTCTCGGTGGACAACATTCCAAGCGAGTCAAGCACGATCATCATGCGGGGGCGAGTGTCCTTGTCCTCTTCAAGATACTTGTCCACAGACAGGACGCACTGGTGACGGAACTCTTCCACCGTGGCAACAGGCAGCACAGCCACGCGGTCGGTGTCAATCCCGCGTCCACGGAGCAGATCAGAGGTAATGGCTTGTTCCGTATCAAAATACAACACCATTGCCTTCGGATCGGAATTCAGGAACTCACGCACCACATTGAGAGCAAAGTAGGTCTTGCCCGTGGCTTGCTCTCCTGCAAGAGCAACGATCTTGTTGTCGGGAATACCACCGTGGATCGAACCGCTCAAGAGCGCGTTGAACGAATACGATCCCGTGGAGATGAACCCCTTGACATCGCTGCCCTCAAGCCCTTCGGATGCCACGGTTGCGTACTTGTTTCCTGCTGCCTTCAGAATGTCCTTCAGTTTCATAGTCTCTCCAATGATTTGGTCTGTGTGTCAATGAGAACCATCTCGTTCTCGTTAGCCCTTATTGTATCCAGGGGCGTGAGTTTGTCAACGATCATCTGCTGCGTTTCACGGCGCAGCAGGTCTTTTCGCGCTGCGAGAAGACCTTTCAAGTATTCAATATTAAGATTCATCAGGTTGTAATCTTTAGACCTGGAGCCTTAACGCCCTTGTCGGGCACCACGATTCCGCTGCCGAACGCAGAACTGAATTCATTCATAAGGTCAGTCATGGGTTCAGCAGTGAACATTACATACGATGCAGGAACAGTGATAGCCTGATCCTTTACCGAAGCCATCCACGGCACGACCGCGATGTTTGCGCCGCCGCCCTTTGTAGGCACGGGCACAACCATGCACGGATTCTTCAGCGTGTATGCCACGATCTTTTCGCCTTCAAACTTCTCGGTGACCGATGCAATGAGTTCTTCGCCGGTCTGAACCTTCACGATCTTTATAGCCATGATATATCCTTTTTGTAAGAGTTACAGTATGTAGTCAAGCGAACAGAGATTCAAGAGTATTTCGTTCTTCGGGACTCCACCCCACTGCATTTGTGATTGCGCGAAGCGGTTCAAGAAATGTCTTTTCAAATTGGAGTTGGCGATTGATGTATTTCTCAAGCGCGAACTCCTTTGGGATGGATGACGGAAAACCAATGACACTTTCGTGAAATGGATTGGGTGTCTTCAAGTAGATGAACTTGATCTTCTCGCCGTCACCGATGGTGCGGTACTTCTTGTCTAGTTTCATCCGCTTTATGTGGTGATTGTACAGCAGCGCACCCTTGACTGCAATAGGCGTGGACTTTTTGTATACGGTGCCGCTGTGTGCGTACTCTTCCATTCCCGATACGGATCGGGGAGAAGCCACATCCTCAACAGGCAGGGACATGAACTCCTTCTCCGTTGCCTTCACAAACTGCTGAAGTGTGCCCTCGTCGCGCATGAGGATCATCTCAATGGCAGTCTTCAGTGCCTTGCGGACATACGCAGGAGTGGATGAACGGGCAGTCTCAATACCCATGATCTTGAACTTCGGAGTCTTGTAGCGGACACCCTCTGCATCCCATACGGACAGCATATACCTCTTCTTCGCAGTCCACACGCCCTGCTCGGCAATGACTTCGCGTCCCATTACCATCTTGTTGGAGTAGGCATTCATGCAGTCCGCAAGGGTGGCGAACTCCCGCTCAATCTGTGGCTGAATCACCCGCTCACAGAATCCGTTCAGGAAGTCCACCACCCGTTGCGTGTCCCGCTCGCCCTTGAAGGACGAATCCACCACCTTGCCAAGTCTCAAATACACGGAGTCGGTGTCCATGTAGATCACATACACCTCGCCCTCCGTCTTCAGGATGCGGTTCAGGAATCGGTTGAGTGCTTCACCGATCCATCGGATGCTCAATTGCCCTGAAAGCGTGATGGCTTCCGCAAGCGCCACATCAAAGAATCTGAAGTATTGGTTGCCGATTGCGCCGTATGCGGAGTTCAACTGAATCTTACGCACCAACTGAAAGTTGTGATACTTGGAAATCTCGTATTCAATCTTTCGCCGCTCGGACTCGGGAGCGTTCTTGTCCAATTCCACAAGCCGCTTCTGTGCTGCAATCATCAGGCTCTTGTAGTGCTTGCGTTCCACATACATCTTTTCCATCAGTTCGGGAAGGAAGCCTTGGCGGTCGCGGACGAACGCAACACCGTTTGCGGCAACACTCGCCCCGTCTGCCTTCGCAGCGTTGAGATATTCCGCAGGATCAACAAACTCCTTCACCGACTCTCCGCTGTTGCGGGACAGCAAGGACTCTGGAGTAATGCTCCCGCGCCGCCACACGGGATTGGTGTGCTTTGTCTCGGGCGAGATGTTGTACTGCATGATGAGGTGTGGATACAGGGAGTTCAGGTCAAAACTCACCACCCAATCGTGCTTGCCCACGATGGGGTCCATCACATACGCACCAGCGTACTGATCGTCTTTCTTTTGTTCGGTCTTCTGCGGGATCACCATGCCCTTGCTCATCAGGTGGTGGTGGATGATGGCATCCCATGTGCGAACTTGGGAAAACACATCCTCAAAGTTCACCCGTGCCGAATACGCAAGGGCTACAGCCAGTTCCATCAGTTTCAGTTTGGATTCCAAGCGGTCAACGAGCCGCACATCCTGAAGGTTATACTCCATGAACTTCTGAAAGTTCTGTGCGTAGAATTCCTGAATCGTTTCGTATTCCGCATACGACAGTTTTTCCTCACCCAACTCCACCTTGGAAATGTGGTTCAGGGAATACGCTTCCTGCTTCACATAGGTGAAAGTCCTGTACAACTCAAGGTAGTCAAGGGTGGCTACACCGCTAATCACATACGCGGTCTGATCGCGTCCCATGCGGTTCACCACAGTCTCGCGCAGTCTGCCCCACGGCGAGAGGGAGTTTCCCCATCCTTCTTCAAGATAGTTCATCCGTGCCACAAGGTACGGAATGTCAAAGAAACGGATGTTCCATCCTGTCACGATGTCGGGATCAAGGAACTTCCACAGTTCAATGAATCCCGCGAGGAGTTCTCGTTCGTCATCGTAAGGAATGCAGGACACTCCCTCTCCCTCAATATGAAAGTCTCCCAAGCCTAGCACATAGGTCTTGTCACCCATTGAGATCGTGATCGCAATGACTCGCTCCGTGGGAGCGGAGGGCGTGGGAAAACCGCCGTCACACGATGTCTCAATGTCCAAGTTGGCTATGCGGAGGCTGCTGAAGTCATAATCCACTTCATTGGGAAACTCCTTGTAAAGGTATTGGTAAACAAAGTTCGTGTTGCCGTAGATTGGATAGTTCCCCACATCCTTGAACTTATCCATGAACTCTCGGGCTTCTCCAATACCGTCAAACTGCACAGGCTGCACAGGCTTGCCGTTGATGGTGGTGAACTCCCCCGCCTCCTTGGACGGAATGTATAGTGTGGGACAGAACGGAACGCGGAGGTGCTGCCTCTGCCCGTTCTTCCATCCACGATACAGGATGTTCTTGCCACGAATATCAACGGAAGTGTAGAAGTCCATTATCGCTCCACTACGGCAACCCAATCCTGATGCACCATGTCCTTGTCTTCGTGACCCTGCCCCTTGTTCTGTGTACGATCCCAAAGAACACGGTCACCTACGCGAATGTCTTCCGACAGTTTATCACCGATTGCCACAACCGTAGCCCAAATGTAGCGAGAATTGATTATTTCGTTGTAAACAATTCCTGCCGATGTGGTGGTCTGACCTCCAAGGTGAGACTGCACCCAAATCCATTTTCCAATTGGCTTGAATTTACCCATTTAGAATCTCCTCAAGTGTTTGTGGAACGGCTTCCTTGATCCGTTCCTCTGCGATTTTAACATATTCAGGATTCAGTTCTGTTCCGATGTAGTTGCGTCCATTTTTGAGTGCAACCACAGCAGTGGTGCCGCTGCCTGTGAACGGATCAAACACAGTGCCTCCCACGGGGCATCCTGCCAGCACACACGGCTCAATCAGGTTCTCGGGATACACCGCAAAGTGTGCGCCCTTGTAGCCTTTTGAGTTTACCGTCCAGACAGACCGCTTGTTTTTTAGTCCACTACTCAAATTACCAACAGCCTTCATGTTACCGTTGGTCTTTGCTCCACCGTTTGCTCGGGTAGAACCAGTTTGTGATTGGATGTTCTGTTGTAGTCGTGAAACGGAACTTTCTGCCAGTGGCTCCTTGATGGCTTCAAAATCGTAGTAATACTTGGGCTTCTTGGACAGAAGGAAGATGTATTCATGCGACTTTGTGCAGCGGTCTTCCACGCTTTCGGGCATGGGATTTGGCTTGCTCCAAATTATGTCCTGCCGCAGATACCACCCGTCCGCTTGCAGCGCAAAGGCTACGCGCCAAGGAATGCCAATCAAGTCCTTGGTCTTCAGCCCCTTCTGATCTTTGCGGTTTGCAGGAACAAAGTCTGAAGGCATTCCGCGCTGACCGCCCTGAGTCTGCGGGGGCGGGGCGCAGTTCTTTGCGCTCATGTACGAGTCGCCAAGGTTCAGCCACAGGGTGCCGTCATCACGCAGGATACGGCGCACCTCGCGGAATACTTCGGTCATCTTCTGCACATAACCCTCAACGGTGTCTTCTTGACCGATCTCGCTGTCCCCGCCACCGTAGTCGCGGAGTCCGAAATAGGGAGGTGATGTAATGCAAGTGTTAACGATTCCATCGGGCAGCGTCTTCATGCCCTCAATGCAGTCTCCGACAATAATGCGGTGGGTGTTCATATACTATTATTCCACATAATTCTACTTGTCTGATATTCCTATAACGACAACTGGAACAGAAGGGGATGTGTTTCCTATCATGTTTAAATCCCACACTAATTGTTCGTAACATGATACACCACTACACATAGATTCCGCAAATCTTTTTGTTGGAACTATTTCTACACCACAGTCTATTAATCCTAGTTTCTTAAAAACTGGAATCTTTCCTAGAATGTCATAGACCATGAATGAATATTTACCAAACTGAACTTCCACTCCAACTTTAGATTTTACAAAATCAATTTCTCTGAAACCTTTCAAAAATTTGGTTTGGGGCACAACCCCGTCCTTGTACTGAAGAGGAACATAATCACAGTCTATTCTCTTTCTTTCCCACCCACCATCAATATCTTGTGTTCCGAAGAGTCTTTTAAACTCCGAATTCAATTTCACCTGACTATACAGAAGTTTTCCTTTCATCTTCTTCTCTTTGCTAACCTTCGTTTTAAACTTACGAGCATTTATCTTTTCTATAACTGTCTGAATTTGTTTTAACTCGCAATTATGATATTCGTTCATAAACTCTATACCACCATTGAACGAATAAATTGAAGATATTTTCACTTGCTGGTCTCCTTTACGATAATCATCTGATATCTCCGTATCCCATCCCACGCACAAAGAAATGCTCTTCGTGCTGCTGAAACCCAAAGCACTCCCGTGCGTAGTCAAGAATGATCTGCTTGTCAAACTTGTTGCACGAATACACATCAAGGGTAATGAATCGCTTTGGTTCCATTGAGTGAATCTGAATACCGCTCTCAATGAGTGGAACCCATCCGCTGACTCCTGCCTTGTCGGGATAGAGTTCCACACCAAAAGCAGTTGGACCGTGAATCACGATGGGCTGACTCATGCGGGTCATGCCGATCTTGTCCACCACTCGCTCAAGAAAGCGGTAGTGGAGTTCTAGATCATCGGCTGCACCGATGCGACAGTTGTACATATCAAGGTAATACGAATATCCGAATGGCTTGCTCATGTGAAAAAATCCTCTAATGTTGGCTTGCTCTTTAGCGGCTTGCCTGTAATCAATGCGTCCAAATCGTCTTCACCCAATCCTAGTCCGTCCGCAAGTTGTCGCACAAACTCCCATGCTCGTTCAGGGCTGACCCGCTCAGTATACAGGCGGAAATGATCGGGCGCAAGAGCAATCGCTTCGGGAAGGAGTTTTGCATTTTTTGATTGATTTTCGGAGCCTTCAAGTATTCTCAAGTTGAGGGGGTGATGGATGCCACCGTGAATGATCGGAAGAATATGGTCAATGTGATATTCTCGTCCTGTCTCCCTTTGGAGTTCTTGGCGAGTGCGTTCTAAAATGAGAAGTTGTTGGTTTTCATTTGCGGTCAAGTGAATTGATGCATTTCTCTCTCTGCATCTTCGTCTTCTACCTCTTTCCGCTACTCGTTCGGGATTGCGTTCACGCCAAGCCTTGCTTGCTGCCGCTGCTCGTTCGGGATTGCGTTCAGCCCAAGCCTTGCGTACTGCCGCTGCTCGTTCACGATTGAGTTCACGCCAAGCCTTGTCTGTTTCCGCTTTCCGTTCACGATTGCGTTCAGCCCAAGCCTTGGCTACTGCTGCTTTCCGTTCACGATTGCGTTCACGCCAAGCCTTGTCTGCTGCCGCTTTCTGTTCACGATTGCGTTCACGCCAAGCCTTGCGTACTGCCAATGCTTGTTCACGATTGCGTTCATACCAAGCCTTGGCTACTGCCGCTACTCGTTCACGATTGCGTTCACGATAAGCCTTTTCTGTTGCCTTCTTTTTTTCGGGATCTTTGTATGCCACATCTCACCCCCGCATCGCCTTCACGATCTTACGCCAATACTTCAGGGTTCCCGACAGGCGGTGCCCCTTTGGACCGCCGTTGTGAATCCGTGCCAACTGCTCAACAGTCGCGCCCTTCGGGGCATACCGCGTCCAATACGCACGGATGATCCGCTCCGAATACGCCTTGTCCATGCAGTCACGATACGAGCCGCCGATGGAAGGATCGTGTTCCACAGCGTCCTGCCAGTACTCGCGCCAAATCTGATACGGACCAATGGCGCGTCCACCGTCACCCACAAGATTCTTGCCACTGGTGGACTCCACCGCATACATGGCATCAAGCAGAGGACGGGTATCAACGGTGGGGGGAACAAGGCACAGAACTGCGGACAGAATCAAACCAAACATGGCGAGTAGACCTTTCTGTACTCTAGTAGAGCCAAATCCTTTGCTTTGGCTTCAATCATCACATCGTACTCCACCGTATCCGACAGTGGAGGAATTTCCTTGCGAATGTAGTCGGAGTGGGCTTGCGGTCGCGCACCTTCCTTGGATTCGGAGTAGTGAACTTTTGGAATCTCGCAGAAGCCGCTCCATGTGCGGAATGCCATGTCTGCTGCTTCGCGCAGGGACTCCTGCTGACAGAAGCGGTGGTGGTGGATGTCCAACACTAGTTTCACAGTGCAGTGCTTGCCAACCTCCTTGAACAGTTCGGTCATGCTCCACATTGAGGGCTTGTCATCGTTCTCAAGTGTGAGCCGCCGCTTGATGTTGTCAGGGAGTCGGGAGAACTCGCGGAGAAACCGCCCTGCGGTTTGGTGCTTGTCGCCGTAGACTCCGCCCATGTGGATGTTGATGGCAAACTCGTCCCCGTAGCCCAACAGGTCTGCAATGAGCGAGTGCATTTGGAGACACAGCACACTCTTCTTAACGGTGTCGGGATCAGGGGACGCAATACAGGTGTAAGGACCGGGATGGCACGACAGGCGCAACCCGTTTGCCTTGCCGTAGTCCCCTGCTGCCTTCAGTGCCGCACGGATTGCCCCTTCGTGTTGTGGGGACAACTTCCCGATCCCGTAGCCAAGTGTGGGGTGATCCATGAACGGAAACATCCCGCTGCCAATGCGGAAGAATCGAATCCCGTTGGCAACATTCCACTGTAGGATGGGGAGGAGATCGGCAGCGTTCCGCGCACCAAGTTCTCCCACACGCTCTAGAGAAAAGCGATCCATCCGCAGGGTTCGGTCTGTGAAGAACCGATCCTTTGCTTTCCGTCCCTCACACAGGGACAGGTTTTGACAGGCGTAGCCTAGGTGTCGGATGGGCATGGGTGCAGTATAGCAGACGGCATTATTTCAATCTACCGTGGACTGAATATTTTACGGCTTCTGTGCTTCTTTGTCTTTCAAATATGCAGCAAGCAGCACCATGTAATTAATAACATCCACACAGGTGTCCTTGAAAGACTCGTCCTTGATGTGCATCTTACCAGCGCGGACAAACGAGGACAGGCGACTCATCTTGTCCGTGAGGCGCACCATGAACCCCTGCTCTGTCTTGCAGATGCCCATAGCCTCCACACGGGTAAAGTTTGCAAACGGCTCAAGCCCTTCGTTTCCTGCGTAGTCCCGATTCTTCAGGCTCATCAGGTCACGGGCTTCCTTTGTGATCTCTTCGTGAAACTTCAGCAGTTCATCTCGGGTCATGGCTGTGCTCCTGGGTTTGCGTCCCAACTAAACTGTCCTGTGCTGCCGAATCCACCGTCGCGCTGTGTCTTCTGCATGGGTGGGTGGTCAATCCGTGCCAGCGACACGGGCTGATTCCGCACCAGTTCGCCTTGGCAAATGCGCGACCCGTTAGGAACGGACACGATGCACGACGAGATTGCGGTGACCATGATCTTCAATTCGTCCGTGTAGTCGGAGTCAATTACCCCCTCCGCATTCGCAAGCACCAAGCCCTCCTTCAGCGCAAGTCCGCTCCGTGCATGGAGCCGAACGGAGTAGCCCTGCGGAATATCCAAAATCAGTCCTGTGGGAATGAGGAAACGCCAACCCGCAGGCACATCCAACACCCCATTCGTGGGGTGGAGTTCCATGCGGACATTCTGTGGTCCGTAGGCAACCACTGTCTTGTATGCGGTCCAGTCACCTTCGGAATTGGTGGGATCGTGATGGAATCGGGCACAGATGTCAAAACACGCAGAGCCGTCTGTGGCAAACGCGGGAACCTCTGCGCCTGTGTCTGGAATGATATAGAAACCGAGTGTGGGTGTATCCATGATGTAGTCTCCTTGGGGTGGAGTATAGCACAGGGTGCAGGAGTGTCAATCGTTTTGCTTCAGGATTTTGGTGAACTTTTCTTTTTGCAAAATTACCCCTGTGAGTTCATCGGTTTTCAGCACAGAGCGGTTGTTTGTTTTTTGAAGCACCACACCGCTTGGCTTGGGTTTCACCGAGATTTCGCTTGTCCGCACCACCACCTTGCCCTCTGTCTGCTTGGGCTTAGTGTCGTGGGAACGGGTCTTGATCCGTATCTTCATGTTATTTCAAGCACCGAAACCACTGCATGAACAGAACCGGTATTACCTGCTGTGGCACGGAGAGTGTCGTTTTCCTGCAACACCAACGAAGAGTCAAGTGCCTGTAATGATGTGCTGTTTGGAAGCACTCCGCGAGTGAGGAGTGAATACGCCGTGAGTCCACGAACCATTTCAAGAGTAACGGTGGTGGAGTTTGAAGGGTGAACATTTGAAAACACTACGGCATTGACAATGGCAGTTCCGCTCAAGCCCGGATATAGTGCTGTTGCAGCAGTGGTTCCCATGACTACAGGATAACTTCGGTATGTGTTAGGCATTGGTGTCCTCGCTCTGTTCGTCCGCAGTGATTCCAAAATGGGTCAGTGCATCGGTTCGTGAACCAAACCACCACCACCCGTTCACAGGATATGTATGGGTTGAGTGGCTGTCCCTGTACAGGGCAAAGTCTGGTCCTTCCACGAAATTTGGTCCGTAGAAGAGTTCGGTGTTTTCTAGTTTGTAAAATCCTGATGTGTCTTCCATATGGTCCTCTTTATCCGGTTACGGTCCAGCCCTTGCCTGTTGCAATGCTCCTGTTGCAGGCAGCAGCGCCCCAGTTTCCGGTGATGGTTACGGTTTTTCCTGCGCCAGTGGACGACAGATTGGTGAATATGCGGTTCAGTTCAGTCGGAGACAGGTTGCAGTTTTGATATGAGATGCTTGCGTTTGTTCCATACAGAGTGGCAACAGACAGGTTGTAGCAGTTGGAGAATGTGCTAGAAAATGATGTTATGGAAGACGCGGTGAATCCTCCAATAGAAGACAGCCTAGAGCAGTTTGAGAACATACTTGTCACACTGTTAGAAGCAGATGAGGGCATAGTGATATAACCCACACTCTGTAATGACAGACATCCAAAGAACATACTGCCAAAAGAAGTGCATAATGGAGCGTTTATATCTGAAACTCTTTTGAGAGAAGTGCAACTGGAGAACATACTCGAAAGACTTATAGCCTTCGATACATCCAAATTAGGAACTTGTTCCAAAGAATAACAGGAGGTGAACATCTGAGAGAAATCTGTTGCTTTTGATGTATTCAGTTCTGGAACAGTAATCAAAGCCCCACAACTATCAAACATACCCGAAAGACTGTTTCCATTAACGGTATTCAACGAAGATACCTGCCTCAAGGCTCGGCAATTCCTAAAAATATTAGCAAATGTCTGACAGGAGGAAGTGTCTCCAAAAGCAACTGTTTCTAGACTTCTACAACCAGAGAACATGGCTGTCATGTTCGTTGCTTTGGATGTATTGAAAACAGGAACACTCTTCAGACTAGTGCATCCTTCAAACATATATGTAAAATTCAAACATCCACTCGTATCGAAAAGAGGAATCTCACTCAAACTATTGCAACCGTTAAACATATATGAGCAACTTGTTATGTTTTGAGTATTGATTAGTCTGGGAACAACTCTTAGTGCGTAGCAATTTACAAACATATTAGCCGTAGAATTGCAATTGCCTAGAGAATATACACCCTGAACATCTCTGAGAGATTTGCAGTTCCAAAACATCTGAAATACACTAGTGCATTTGCTCAAATCTAGGGGGGGAACTGATAGCAGAGACTCACAACCCAAAAACATATTTCCAAAATCCGTTCCTTTGGATGTGTTCAACTGAGGAATGGTCTTCAAAGCCTGACAACTTCCAAACATGGTATTGAACATTGTTCCATTTGATGTGTCTAGTGGAGGAATTTTTTTCAAGGAATAACAACCAGCAAACATTCCAAAGAAATTACTAACTTTTGATGTGTCTATGAGTGGAATGCTTTTCAATGCAAAGCATTGATTAAACATATAACCACAATCATTGTTTCTAGAGGTATCAAGTGCTGGTATTGCGGGTAAAGACCAGCACTCAGCGAACATACCATTCATGTTTTGTCCATTTGATGTATTGAACCTAGAAATATTCACAAGGGACCGACACCCATCAAACATATTTGAAAAATTTGTTCCGTTTGATGTCCAATCAGTACCAGAAACATTTCTAAGACCCCGACACTTACCAAGTATATACGAAAAATTTGAAATGGAACTAGATCCAACCCATTCAAAGTTTTGCAAAAGGTCTAGTGTTACTACGGGAGTTGTAATTGGCTGCTTCAGTCCAAAAAAACAACCAGTGATTCCAGATCCTGCAATCTTGATGTCTAACCAATTTGCTCCAAGATTTCCTGTTGGAGTTGCACTACCATAGAAAGTAACTCCAGGTTCACGATACTGTTTCTGCAAATCAATGAATGTCAGTGTTGCTCCGCCGACATATGCAGGATATGCCTTAATGAGCACCTGCCTGAATCCACCAGATGTTGTTGTTTCTGCTGATACTCCATCATAATTGTACCGGTATTGTGCTGTTGCTCCAGAAGCATACTGTTGAGTTACACCATTTCCCCAGTCAACAATGTAATCTCTTGCCAATCCATTCAATCCTAGAGAAAAAGCAACAAAATTGCTGTCAGCAGATGCTCCCGAATTTCCACTCGCTCCCTGATAAATAGCAAGTATTCCACAAAACATCTGATCGCTCGGTGTGAGTGTTGGCATTGGCAGCCAGTCCGCAGGGCGATTCCATGCCGTTGGAAGTTCTGCATCAGATTCATTGGTTTCTACCCCACGAACATATCGTTTAGACGGAGAAACCAATCCCCTATCTTCATAGTCAAGGGCATTTAGAGCAATATATCCGTTGTTGTATCTGTTCTTCTTGCTCATGCGAAAAACCAAGAAAGAGTGCTGTCTCCTCCACCGCCGCCGATGGAAGATATGGTCAAAGTCTGTCCAGATACCGTTATAGTGATGTTTGTTCCTGCTGATATACCCACTGGTCCGGACAGTCCGTTCAGAGAAGAAACATAAAAATCAACTGGTCCAGTGTCTCCCTTTGGACCAGTGGGACCAGTGTTTCCTTGTGGTCCCGTTGGACCAGTCGGACCCGTTGGACCAGGAACTGTGGAGTCTGCGCCAGTATTTCCTTGTGGACCTGTTGGTCCGGTGTTTCCTTGTGGTCCCGTTGGACCTATTGGACCAATCGGACCAGTTTCACCTGTGCTGCCTTGCGGTCCTGTCGGACCCATCGGACCTGTTGGACCAATCGGACCAGTTTCACCTGTGCTTCCCTGTGGACCAGTCGGTCCCGTATTGCCTTGTGGACCAGTCGGACCCATTGGACCAATCGGACCAGTTTCACCTGTGCTGC